AATATCTACTGATTTAAATACGATAAATTCATATATGTCTGGAAAACAAACATCTGATGTTAATTTCTTCAATACATCAAACGCCATCGTTGCTGATCTAAATTCTGCCAAAAAGTTTACGGCAATGGGTGAGACAGACAAGTATTTGGTTAATACTTTAGTTGGTTCAGATAAATTAAAGTCTAGGATTAATTGAATAAATAAAAGATGGCAAGTACATTAACAAAACTTTACTCGGATCTGGACTTTAGTTTTACTAAAACGCCTGGTCGGAACGACATTGCACTCAGCTATGACGATATGGCTGTGATTCGTGCTGTTCGATATTTACTTCTGACTAAGCATTACGAGAGACCATTTCAACCGAACTTAGGATCTGGCATCGAAGAATTGTTATTTGAACCGATCAGTCCGATTACTGCCGCAGCATTAAAAACAGAAATAGAATCAGTTATACGAAATCATGAGCCTAGAGTCAATCTCGTTCAGGTTACTATTGATGAAGACATAGATAGAAATGCATATTCAATATCGATTGAATTCTATATTGGCAATAACGTGCAAACAACAACAGTCAATCTTATCCTTGAGAGAACACGATAATGGCATCAGCAAATTCTGGGCTCCAAATTACGAATCTAGACTTTAATTCGATTAAAGATAGTTTTAAGACGTTTCTGCAACAACAGCCGACGCTTAAAGACTATAACTATGATGCATCTGCGTTATCTGTTCTAATTGATCTACTCGCATACAATACTCAATACAATGCATACTATTTAAATATGGTTGCAAATGAGATGTTTCTTGACTCGGCAGTACAAAGAAACTCTGTAATTTCTCATGCGAAGTTGCTGAATTACATGCCATCTTCTGCATCTGCGCCACGTGCAACTGTTAAAGTTACGGTTAATGGTGTCACAGATTCATCGTTGACTTTGCCTAAATTCACACAATTTATTTCTGAAGCGATTGATTCTGTCAACTATACTTTCGTCACGACAGATGCATACACTACAACAGTAACTGGCGGTACTGCAACTTTTGAAGATATTAATATCGTTCAAGGTACTTCTGCATCATATAGTTTCACAGTTAATAAGACTACAAACCCAAAGTTGACGTTTGATATTCCAGATTCTACGATTGACACTTCAACAATTGTTGTGACCGTGCAAGAATCTTCTAGCAATCTAACATTTGAATCATATACTCAAGTGTCTGACTATTTGACTTTGAGTCCATCAAGTAAAGTTTATTTCCTACAAGAAGGACTTAACGGCAAATATCAAATCTATTTTGGCGATGGCATATTAGGATATGCACTTAAAGATGGTAATGTTGTTAACGTCACATATGTTGCAACGGATGGTACTGTTTCTTATGGTGCGAATAGTTTCTCTTTAATGTCAACTGTTGGTGGATACTCTAACGTATCAGTATCTTCAGTATCTTCTGCAACTCAAGGCAAAGATAAAGAGTCAATTTCTTCTGTTAAGTTTACTGCACCTAAAGCATATTCTGCACAAGGTAGAGCAGTAACTAAAGAAGACTATATGTATTTGATACAGAAAAATTCTACCAATCTGCCTATTGAATCTGTAGTAGTTTGGGGTGGTGAAGAGAATGATCCACCTGTATATGGTAGAGTATTCTGTTCGATCAAACCTTCTGGCGGGTATACACTAACAGAAACACAGAAACAAAAATTAATCGTAGATGTAATTAAGCCTGTCTCTGTTATTACGGTTTTGCCAACGATTGTTGATCCTGATTACATATATGTTAAGTTGAATACTAATATTTTGTATGATCCAAGAAAAACAAATCTAACACCAGGACAACTAAAACAGTTAGTTATTTCTACGATCAGAAATTTCTCATCAAAAACTTTGAATTCATTTAACGCTACGTTAAAATTACCAGAGTTAATTACTTCAATTCAGTATTGTGATCCTTCGATTGTTACCAACGACACTCAGATTAGAGTTGAGAAGAAGTTATATCCAGTATTAAATTCTGCTTCGACATATGATTTAAAATTTGGATTCCCTCTCAAACGTAATTACTCTGATGTTAGAATTCAATCTTCTCTATACACTGAACCAAATATTACTGTCTTAGACAATTCTGTTTTTCCATCGGTATCTAGATCTGGAGTTTACTATCGGGAGATATCACCTATAGGTGGCAAAATTACAGGAAGTGTTACGGCAATAAATGTTTTAAATCAAGGATTTAATTACACTAAAGTGCCTACTGTTACTATTTCTGGTGATGGTTCTGGTGCCACTGCATATGCAACACTATCGAACGGCCGAGTGATCAATATCACCATCACAAGTCATGGATCAAATTACACACAGGCTTCTGTTACAATAACACCTGCTTCTGGCGATAAAACCGGACAATTAGCATTTGCTGTTGCCACACTAGACTCAACGACAGGTTATCTTGAAACATTTTACTATAAAAACTTAGTTCCACAGACTATTAATTCAAATGCAGGAACAATTGATTATCCAACAGGAATTGTAACACTTAAAAACTTCTCTGCAACATCGATCAATAATGAATTTGGATACTTGAAAATTTCTGCGATTCCTACATCAACAATTATTACATCAAATTATAATAGAATATTAACAATCGATGAATATGATCCAACATCTATCGAAGTAACAATTAGTTCAATTTCCAGATAATGACAACTTATCTTAATAACAAGCCATCGATTAAGGTACCGTTTCAACTACCCGAGTTTCTTCGGATAGATGATAACTACCAGACTTTTATTGCTTTTGTCAAAGCATATTACGAGTGGGCTGAACAGAATGACATAAAAGATTCAGCAAACACTGAAGGTGCTATCTACGGATCTCAGAACCTACTCAACTACAATGATGTAGATTTCTCAGAAGATCCAACGAGTTTCAATAGATTTATTGATTACTTCTTTAATGATTTTCTGCCCAGTTTTCCAACGGAATGCTTGACAGACAAGGCAAAGTTAATTAAAATTGGTAAGCAGTTCTACTCTTCCAAAGGAGTTCCTGCTGCATATAAGTTTATCTTCAGAGCAATCTATAACTCTGATGTTGAATTGTTTCCTACAGGAGAAGCAGTTCTTCGTGCATCTGATGGTAAATGGTATGTATCTAAGAGTTTAAAAATTGCGACGAATGATGAGCAGTTTTTATCTATCGACAATCTAAGATTATTTGGTGAAACGTCGAAGTCTTTTGCTGCTGTAGAAAGATCGAGAAGAGTTGGTGATAGAATCGAGGTGTATATATCAACAATCGAAAGGTTATTCCAATCTGGCGAATATATTCGTGTTGTGGATAATAAAAATCAAGATGTTTATTTTAAAGATGGAGTTATAGTTCCTGAAGGCACTTCTGGTTCGATGATTCTTCGTGCAAAGATTTTAGGTTCAATCTCTTCCCTTAAAGTTAATCCAAACAAACGTGGACTTCTTTATCTAGGACAATCAGCAAGTTATCCTGGCGATCCAGTTGTATTCTATGGTGGTTTAAATCCAAACACATCAAATCCAATTGGCGCTAATGCATTTGTACACGAGACAACATTAGGTTCATTGGATCGTCTGGATCTAATCGATGGATCATATGGTTATAGATTGGATCCAAACACCAGAATTTCGATAACTGGTGGTGGTGGTAAAGGTGCCTCTGCGAACGTGGTTGCAGTTGATATTGCTGGTTTGATTAGAACAACATGGATTCCGCAAGACTATCTCAGTAATGCTGTTCGCAGTCAAGTTATTGGTTCTGCATATAGTATATTTCCAGCAAACACTGGCGCAAGAGTAACTAGCACACTTGCAAATGCTTTTACATACACTGGATTCGCTACGTATCCAATTGGTGGTATATTGATGAGGTCTGGTGGTAGTGGTTATAAAAGATTGCCCAGAGTTAAAGCACTTTCTCTATATGACACAACATCTCATTTAACAACAAAAGGTATTCTTGGTAATCTAGGCATACTAGGTCCAATTAAAATTCGTGACGGTGGAACAGGTTACGCTAATGGTCAATTCATAAGATTCGTGTCAAATGGATACGGAGGCGGTGCTGGTGCAAACGCATACGTTAATGTAAATTCAACAGGCAGTATTGTGAGTGTCACATACAACTATGCAAACACAGACACTAACATTAGATATCCAAAAGGTGGACTTGGATACATTCAGGAAAAATTGCCAACACTACAAGTTGCAACAGTTTCTGGAGTTGGTGCTAATTTATATGTTTCGACTATCCTAGGTGAAGGCGCAAAAATTAATCCAATTATGGATGCAAGAGGTATTGGAAGAATTATCTCATTTAGAATTGAAAATTATGGCGAAGATTATATCACTCAACCTAAAGTATCGTTAAAGGTTCGAGATATAGTTGTTACAAATGTGGATAAAACCAACATCGTCAAATCTGGTGAGATAGTATTTCAAGGTGCTAATTTAAACTCATATGTTTTCAAAGCGAACGTAGATTCTATAAGTTTATTGCAACTCGGTGCAACAAGAGCAGATGATAAGTATAGACTCAGAGTTTATAACTATACGTCGAATACCAAAACAGATAGATTACTAACTGTTACGAGAACCGAATCATCAAATCTTTATATGAATGTTGATACGACATATACGACAGTGGATTCAGAAGGCGAATACATTTTCAAAAACGGTATTCGTACTTATGGTAATGGTCTAGCCGAAGCGACTGCAAAGTTTTTAGGCGGCATCATCGTCAGTGATGGTCAGTATTTAAATGAAGATGGATTCCCGTCCTCGTTCCAAGTATTAGAAAGTGAAGACTATAATAGTTTCACATATCAACTGAAAGTTCAGAAATCATTTGATGCATACAGGACTGTATTGTATAGACTTCTGCATCCAGCAGGAACAAAAGTTAAACCAATCACGACGATTAAAGCAAACACACAAGAGATTATTGTACACAGAGAAGCATTCTTCTCTAACTCTCATGCACTCTCTTACTACACCGGAACAACTTCATCAAACGCTGCTATGTATGCTTCGTTTGAAAAACCAAGCAACAACATAATTAAATTTACGAATCTATCTGGCGCAAATCTAGAACAGATTTTAAAGACTGGTAATAGAATATCTTTCACATATAATGGATTTGGACCAAACGTATATTCTGAAATTGTTTCTGTCAGTAAAACGAGCAACACGGCTGTTATTAAAGATAATGTGTATCTAAGATTTGCTAATGTTGCTTATGCGAATTTGATTTCTTCTTCTGGAAAAATAACAATTCCAAGTCTGACTGGTAGTTATGATCTAATAAATAATGGAGAGTATGTCTATCGATTGACTAAAGTTAGAGATATTTTTTGCGTTGGTGATGTTCTTCGTGCAAATAGTGGCGCAAACAGTTATTCTGGAACAGTAACATATGTTAGTTATTCAAACAACGTTCTTTTCGTTACACCTTCGCCATCATTTACGGCTAATCTTGCGTTAGTTTCTAGTGGTAGAGATATTAAATCTGATGATGTGTTCATATATAATTCATTGGGCACGGTGTTCTATCCAGAATTGACGACGGAGACTGGGGACACGATTATAACCGAAGACGGAAGACGATTAATTTTAGGATAAAAAAATGTCATTAGTAAAAATCTCCGAACTGCCAGTAATTGCAGCGCTTCAAAGTAATACATCAAACACAATACTTGTTGGTGTAGATATACCCACGAATATCACTGGAAGAATTACTGCCAACGTTTTAGCAAGAGGTTTATTCTCTAATGAGATTTTAAACGTAGGTAACAATTCGATTGTTTATCCTAATGTTATTGGTCAATTCGCATCTAACAGCAATACTTACATACAAATCAATCTTCAGAACTTTAATTCAAATGGATCTGGAGACTTTGTTGCATCTACTAGCGACAGTGACAACTCAAATAGTTATATTGATTTTGGTATTAGTGGCAAAACATTCTCTGATCCTGTAAATTATGGTGCATTTAAACCATATGATGGATACATTTATGTTTACGGTCCTTCTGCAACAAGCGCACAAGGTAATTTAATCGTTGGCACAGCATCAACTCGCGCAAACATCGTATTCATGGTTGGTGGATTAAGTACAGACAATATTGTCGGTAGAGTTAGTAATTCTGCATTTGATTTTTTGAAACCAGTTTATGTGACGGGTAACGTAAAGACTTCTGGATCTTTTGTATTCTCTGACGGGTCGGTTCAATCTACTGCTGCCACCGGATCAGCGTTATCTTCTCAGGCAGCATTCGATAAAGCAAATAGCACGTATTTACACGCGAACGGCGCATTTAATTTAGCAAACTCAGATTTCCTACACGCTAATGCAGCGTTCAACTTAGCAAACTCAGATTTTCTACACGCTAACGCTGCATTCAATTTAGCAAACTCAGATTTCCTACACGCTAACGCTTCATTTAATCTAGCGAATTCTAACTTCTTACATGCGAATGCTGCATTCAATTTAGCAAACTCAGATTTCTTACATGCAAACGCTGCATATAATCAAGCAAACTTAGACTTTATACATGCAAATGCAGCATTCAATTTAACAAACACAGCAGTTCAAAACACTGCAAGTATTCAATTAAGAGAACTTAAACTATCTGGAAATCTGATTGCAAACTCACTCAACCAAGGTATTTTCGTTGATACATTTAGAGCAAACACTGCTCAGTTTACGAAAGATATGAATATTACTGGTACATTAACATGTAATACTTTATATGGTAATGTCTACTTCTCGAATATCATTGCCGCAACAGCAACTGCAAACTCTATTCAGTGGTTTCCACAATCATTATCACCAGTACAGACATCAGGTCAAGTTTGGTACTCTGCTAATACAATCTCATTAGTACAAGACACTGATGTTGCTGGTGATAGACCTTCGATTTCTAAAGTTCTATTTGAACGTGTGTATAATGCAACAGGTTCTACAATTCCTGCAAACTCATGGGCAAGATTGGCAGGTGCAGTAACTCAGAATTCTGTGCCATATATCACACTTGCTGATGCAGGATCTGCTGCTAATTCCATAGTTGAAGGATTCGTTAAAGTCGGCATCGCTAACGGCGCATACGGTTTCTTGTACACACGAGGAATCGTGTCCGACATGGATGCATCTTCTTTTGGTAACAATGGACAGATAATCTTCTTATCTACAGTTCCTGGTCAAGCAACAAACGTAGCACCAACTGGAGCAAACTCTGTCTTCCAAGTAGCAAAGATTCTTTCAAACGGATCTGCAAACGGTAAGATTCAAATCGATATTGCGGCACGACAAGCATATGGTAAACCAAACGGCGCTATTCTCTTTGCAAACAACAATTTGATTCAATCAAGTAACGTTGCAATTATCGATGAAGCAAACTCGACGTTGTATGTTCCAAATGGATTAGTGTATAATTCGAGATCATATGCGGGTAATCAAACAGCAATTACATTAGACTTTGGAACAGACACTTGGGTTCGTTGCAACGTTGTTGCGAATATGGCAGTGACACTAAGTAATTTTAAAGCAGGTTCTGACATTACTTTGTTTGTCACTAATTATTCTACTGGTGGTGGTTCTGCAAAAACAATCACACATGGATGTTCTGCTGTGAATTCAACTGTTGGTGCAACAACATTTACATTGAGTGGCACGACAACAGCACGAATTAAATATTATTCATTTGGTGGCGATCTTGCAAATACATATTGTTCTATCTCATATTCATAATCGGTATTAAAACATGGCATCAGCAAACGTAGGTCTTTTAACATATAATTCTGGCGTATTTCATACTACGTCAACTTATTATTCTCCATCTGTTGTTATTCCAACGACGGGCCAGTATTTGAATTCTATTTATTGTTTTCTTTCTAGAGTTGTGCCCTGGTCAACTGAAACTAATCCGCCGATGCCATCTCAGTCGCAAAAGTATATCAAAGAACTCTATAAAAACATGTTCATTGCGAAGAGAGTTACTTCAAGTGAAATGTCTCCTGTCGTTGAAAGAATTGACTGGGCTTCTGGTGAAGTGTTCGACTATTATCGTGACGATATTGATATGTTCCAGAAAGATTCAAACGGAACAATTACAAAAAGATTCTATGTAAGAAACAAATTTGATCAAGTTTTTAAGTGTCTTTGGAACAATAACGGCACTACTTCTACCAAAGAACCTTACTTTGAACCAGGCACATATTCTACTAATAATGTCTATCAAGGTTCAGACGGTTATAAATGGAAGTATATGTATACTATTACATATGCAAACAAGATTAAATTTCTAGATGACACATGGATGCCCGTGCCTATGTCTAGTACTGTTCCTAATGCCGCAGACACTTTTGCTGGTTCAGGTTCGATTGATGTTATTAATGTAACAAATGGCGGATCTGGTTATGATCCAACGAACGCCGTTATTTACGTTACAGTTACTGGAGATGGAAAATATGCGGCAGGAAATGTTACTGTAACTTCAGGAGTTATCACTGACATTGCTGTCGCAAATACTGGTTCAAATTACACATATGCTAATGTTGCAATCACATCAACTATAGGATCAGGCGCTACTGCTGCGGTATATCCTTCTACGATTGGTGGACACGGATTCAATCCGATTTCTGAATTAGGATGTATGCATGTAATGATTACTGCATCTTTTGAAAAATCTGAATCTGGAATATTACCAAATGATATTGACTTCAGACAAATTGGACTGGTTTCAAGTCCATATGTTTATTCTGGAGAAGAAAAGATTTTAGCAAATGGATCAATATATCAACTCACGACGGACTATATTGTTTCAACAGGATCAGGTGCATACACTAAAGATGAAGTAGTGTACCAGTCAAATAATGGATTATTAGCTGATGCATATTTTACTGCCACTGCGTTGAGTTTTGATTCGACTGCAAATCAATTAAAGTTACTAAATAATGTAGGTACTGCGAACTTAAATCAAATATTTTATGGCAACGATTCAGGCACAGGAAGAGTAGCGCTGCAAAAGAACGACACAATCTTTGTTCCATTCTCTGGTTATTTGATGTACATTGAAAACAGAGAAGCTGTTACTAGAAGTGCTGATGGTTCTGAACAATTTAAACTAGTTTTAGGATATTAGAAGAATGTTAAATTTTAATGTGGATCCCTATTTTGACGATTTCGATCCAAGTAATAATTATCACAAGATTCTTTTTAAACCTGGTCGTGCTGTTCAAGCAAGAGAGTTAACTCAGGCGCAGACAATTCTTCAGAATCAAATCTCTAATTTTGCAGACCATTTCTTTACTCAGAACACGCCAATCAAAGGCGGCAAGTTAACTATCAACACCAATGTTGAGTATCTGAAACTAAACTATGAATATGCTGGTTCTGAAATTGTTGCTGCCGATCTAAAGAATCAATTTATCACAGACGATACTGATACTATTCGAGCACAAGTTATTGCAACTGAAGAAGGCGTCACTGATGGTGATCCTCCTACTCTAATTCTAAATTATTATTCTTCTGATAAATTTTCAGCAAGTGCAAATGTTAGAAATCTAGATACATTAGAAGTCGTTGGTACAGTCGTTTCAGCAAACGCAAACGGCAAATCTTCTATTGCTTCTATTTCAAACGGTGTATTTTACATCGTCAATGGTTACTCAATGTCATCTAAACAAAATGATGATGGCACTTACAACAGATATTCTATTGGTAATTTTGTAGATGTATTGCCACAGACAATTATTCTGAATAAGTATGACAGTATTCCGACAGCTAGAATTGGTCTAGATATCGTTGAGTATGTCACAGATTATGTTACAGATTCTACACTACTTGATCCTGCATTAGGTGCATCTAATTTTCAAGCGCCAGGTGCAGATCGATACACTATCAATTTAAATTTAACGACTAAGAAATCAACTGATACGGCGGGTTCAGATTCAAACTTTATTGAATTGGCCAAAGTTGAATCGGGTCAAATTATCAGACTAGTGAATTCAACATCATATTCTCAGATTGATGATTACTTTGCAAAGAGGACATTCGAGACTAATGGTGACTATGTTGTTAACAACTTTAGTTTAATTCCAACAAAGAATACATTTCCAACAGGATCTGATAAGTATGTTCTCAGTGTCGGACCTGGCGTAGCATATGTTCACGGATATAGAGCAGAAAATCAAGGCGCATTAAAACTTGACGGAAAAAGAGCGAGAACAACGTCCAACGTTAATAACAATATTATTACTCCATCTTATGGTAATTACTTTTATGTGAATACATTATTGGGTGCTAATGGTGAATATATCGACACCACTACACTTCAGACTATTGATTTTCATGTTAGTAATACGTTGATGATCAACACAACAAGCACTTCGACATATAATTCGACTCTTGCTGGAACAGGTAAATTACGTTTCCTTCGATACTCTACAAGTGGTACTGACTCTGATACAACGTCTTACGTTTATAAAGCACACGTATCAGATTTATCTACCACATCTTTATCTGGCAGTATCACAAGTGCTACATCTACTGTTATAACCATCTCTGATGCCACTAATAAATTTTCCACCAGAGTCGCTAACTTATATGCTGGAATGACATTAAGAATTGATAGTGGTCCAGGAGCTGGACAAACAAGAACTATTCAATCTTATAACGCTTCGTCGAAACAACTCACAGTTTCCTCAGCGTTTACTGTTTTGCCAACGTCAGCTTCAACATTTTCGATTAAATTTGATATTAAAGACATTAAGAGTATTGCAAGAGCTAGTGGATCTGGACCATACACTATATACGGTTCTGCACAGATTGATAGTAGAAGTAAGACTGGTCCACTAGGAACAGGCGACACAGTTCTCTCTGATGCTGGTGATGGAGAATTGGTTTTCCCTATTGGAAATCAGTACGTTAACACTGTAGCCGACACATCATATGTTTCATCTCAAGTGTATCGTGGTCAGTCATTTACGACAACCACAACTGGTGTTTATAAAACTATAACTATTGATTTTGCAGCACAATCGGTGTTAAACTTTACAAGAACTGCTGCAACAGAAAGCATCGATTCAGTAAAACAAAATTTTATCGTTATAGTCACAGATCCTCAGACTAATGCTAATTTGTCCGCTGGTCAAATTGTTCCATTTGTTAGTAATGCTGTCCCAGGATTGAATAGAACTGTTGTTGTTAATTCGGCAAAGACTAGTGTTACTCTATCTGCACCAGACCTTCAACCATTTGTTGCATCAGTCTATTGTAGAATGAACGTTATTGGGGCAGACAATACAAGTTTTGTAAGAAAAACTAAAGCATTAGCTGTTGCGAATACTTATTCATTAGGAATAAGTGGCACTTCTGGCACAGTTAACACTAATACGTTAATAGATTTGACTAGAGGGCAAATCTATATCAATAGTACTTCTGCTGTTGTTAAAAATGGACTTCCACAATCTCTTTATGTTTCTGACGTTAAGAGAATTGTTAAAATTATCGATCCGGGTGCAACAACACCAACGTTAGCAATGTTAACGGATGTGACTAAAGATATAACTAACGATTACATCTTCGATAATGGTCAACGAGACACTTACTATGGTCATGCATCGATAAAATTAAAACCTGGTAGATCTGTTCCAACAAGACTTTGGATTCTGTTCGATTTCTATGAACATTCTGGTGGAGACGGTTATTTCGATGTTCGGTCATATACAAACGAAGACTATGCCGAAATTGGATCTTTCACTAGTTCTAGTAACACACCATATAAATTAAGAGATTGTATCGATTTTAGACCAGCCGTTAAAAATGTTCAATCTAATCCTAATTTAATTAAGTATTCTGTTACACCAACACCAAGTAATTTTTATGGATCGTTAATTCCAGAAGATGAATCATCTTTCACTTGTGATTACTATTATTACTTAGGAAGAAAAGACATATTAGTTATCACCAAAGATTCAGTTATTAAACTAATTGAGGGTGTTCCTAGTTTAAATCCAGAGTATCCATCTGAGGAAGCTAATAGTCTAGTTCTAGCAAAACTAGTATATGATCCATATACTGCGTATATTCCTGGTGAATATCCTGGCGTTATTCCAAATTTATCAATCATTCCTGTCGCTCATAAAACATGGTTAATGAAAGATATTACTACACTGAACGACAGAATTAAAAATCTTGAGTATTACACATCACTAAATCTATTAGAACAATCAACAGCATCCCTACAAGTTCAAGACGATCTTGGATTAAATAGATTTAAAAATGGTATCTTAGTAGATAACTTTACAACATACAGTATCGCAGACACTCGTGATAAGAGTTATTTTGCACAGATAAACACAAAAGATAAAACTTTATCGGCTACTACAATCACTGAAAGTTTTCATTTGTATAACAAAGATTATGATCCTCTTTTATCTAAACAAACGTCTGGTGATTTAGTAGATTATAAAGCACATAAAATTGGCACAACAAATGTCTTCACTTTACCTTATACACAGACGGAATTAGTTACTCAAAAATTAGCATCCAGATTTATCAATATTAATTCTTTCTCTGCAAAAAATATTGAAGGTGTTATGCAGATTTCTCCTGCAATTGACAATTGGGTGGACGTTATAACTCCTCCGTCAAGTCAAGGAACACAAGGTACAGTTGGAGTTGAAACACCAGTTTCTACACCGGTGGCGCAAACACCAGTAGTGACTGTGCCTCCACCTGAGTATTTCAAAATTGGACCTATTCCAGGAACATCTGTTACTTCTGTTTTCACCAGTAACAATCCTCCTTCTGGCGCTGGCGCAGTTTATATTTCACAACAAGGTGATGAGTGGGATCAATTTAGACTTGAATATGGCGTATGGGGATATCCGGATCTAGGTGTAACGAATAAAACTTTTAGTAGAACATACACCGTAACATTCACTAAAAGCGGATACTATCAGTTCGAAGGTGCGGTTGACGATACAGGTTCAGTATCACTTGACGGCACTGATATTTTTGGAGCAATGGGATATTTCGGTGGAAAATACACACAGTATCTTTACGTTGCCGCAGGTAATCATACGATTTCTTACACAGCAACAAATACGATAGATCTTGGATGTATGGCTTTAAGAGTCTCCTATTATGGCGAAGAACCATATGTTGCAGTCGAACTAACACCATATATTTGGGAAACTTTCTCAGGTGGTTATTAACCACCTGATGAATAAAATTAATTTTTAAGAGAAAGTAAATGGCAACAACAACATCAATACCATCAACACCGGTTGCAATTCCATATTGCCGAGAAAAACAAATTAGTTTTTCAGTGTCTAATTTACTTTTCAACACTGAATTGGATGCATGGTTGGATGAGTATCGTGTCACACGATTAATTAGAAGACCTAATACCATAAAAGTTACCAACACTTCTGGAAAATTTAAAGTTGGTGATACTGTTGGATATAAACCAACATCATCAACGTTTATCGGAGTTGGAACAGTTATTGATGTATACAAAGAAGAATCTGGTTCAATGTACAATATGACATTGTACATTATTGATGATTTAGAAAATGTTCCAACAAATCTAGCTGTAGGCGGAACATTATATAATGGTTTCTTCGATTCGAGTGGATCATATTACAGTTCTTCGGATTCAGGCACAATATCAGCACTTGAACACTTATCAGGTAAAATTGCAACATCTGGTTCAGTAACAACAACTGTAACATTAAACGGTAGAGCATCTTCTGTTACTGACTACTATGTTGGTCAAACATTTAATATTGTAACTGTATCTGCGAAAACATCAACTGATACATTACATTCTGATGAAGTTGATGTGGATTATCCTATCATAACAATTACTGCATATAACGGCTCGACTAAAGTTGCTACACTAAGTTCTGCTGTTTCTGTTATCGCTGGTGTCACTGTTTATTCGATTGGAAAACCTAGAAGTAATGAGATCGGTAAATGTTCTGGCGTTTTTTATATGCGTGGTGGTGTTTTTCCAACAGGTAAAAGAATCTTTAGACTCGATAATAGATATGTTTCAGTTAACGCCGGTCAATTGACACATAGACCAGGTACAGAAACAACGTATGCTACGGCAACTTATTTTGCATCTGGCGTAACTCAAAAAGCTACTGATTCTGAATTTTCTGCTGGAACAGGATCATCCACGTCAACATCAAGTCAAGGAACAACCGCATTATCAACACCAATTGCTAAAAGTGCTCCTGTTGTTGCTTCGGTTGATTATATTCCATGCACTGACGTTCATTATGGTGGCGGTTGTCCAGATCCTGATACATTAATCTTTATGCCAGACTTCTTGTGGGTTCGTGCGGGTGATCTAAATGTCGGTGATTCTATCTTAACAATCCATGAACACACAAGAGATCCAGGTACATTTAAGATTCTAGAAGCAGAAAGAATTGTTCAACCCAAAGTTGAGATTGAATTTGCGAATGGCCAAAAACTTAAAGTATCCACTACTCATAAGTTTCTAATGTCTGACGATACATGGAAGAAAGTCTGCGACATTTCTGTCGGTGAAGCTGTTATGGGAATGAATTACGACGTTATCTATGATCTAAGTAGCAAAGAAATTGTTTCGATCACAGATATTGGAGAAGGTGAAGTAATTAAATTTGAGATTGAAGATGCACATACATACATTACAGAAGGTTTAGTTTCACACAATCAGAAAGCTGTGATAGACACAAACGTAGTACTCGCATAACAACGTGGAAAAAAATAAATGGCACTAACGATTCTTGATCCATTAGCACAATCATTCATCATTGATTCTGCATCTTATCCATATGGTGTGTTTCTGAGTTCTATTCGGTTGTTTTTCAGAACAAAACCAACTGTTCAGATTCCAGTTCACTTATCTATCGTCACAACTCAGAACGCATATCCAACTGCGAAGATGTTAGACTATTCTGAAGTCGTTTTGCATCCAAGTGATATTAAAGTTTCAAATGAACCACAGTACTTAGATTCTACAACATATACTGAGTTTACTTTTCCTGCGCCTGTTTTTATTAAACCGGATGAATTGTATGCGTTTGTTTTAAGAACTAATTCGTCTGAGTACAATCTGTGGTGCGCACAACAAAATGATTTGCCTATACCATCTTCTGTAAAATTGGTATCAACTGATGCGACTCCGGAAACTTTATCAAAAATAGCCAAGAGTCCATATATTGGAACATTGTATGAATCTCAGAACGGTATCAACTATGATGCTGATCAAACAAAAGATTTAATGTTCGTCATCAATAGATGCAGTTTCACGGTGAGTTCTCAACCCGTGTTGAATTTTATAGTTCCAGATGGATTAAATAAAAATAGTCTGATTGAATCTGGTGGAAGTAAAAACTATTCAGCTAACGTCATATATGACCAGTACAATCTATCTGTCTCGGAACTTAAATCTGAGAAAACTAGAATCGATTATTCAACACAATTAATGTCAAATACTTCTTTCTCATTAGAAGCAGATAAACCTGTAAGTCCTGGTATTTATGGAGTTCCTTCTGCGAAAATGATTTATTTGAATGATAATAATGGAAAACGTGTTCTAACAAAAGAGAATACAAGAGAATCATTTTATCTAAATGCAACATTAAGCTCTGAAGATGAGAAAGTTTCTCCTGTAATTTCTGATGATGGTACTAATTTATTTGTATCTAAAAATATTATTAATGAAATGCCTATCTCAAATAATATTATCGTTATTACTGGAGGCGGTACAGGATACTTAGGTGGTGCAAGTGGAAGATTGTATGGTAATATCTCCATTTCAGCACCAAATGAATCTGATGGTCAACAGGCAACGATTGAAGGTTATTGCACTTCAGGTGTACTATCTAAAATTTATGTGACTGATCCTGGATCTGGATACACAACGAATCCAACAATCTCAATCTCTGCTGCAAACACTGTCCCAGCCAATGTTTCGGTTTTCGGTGAAACATCATCTGCTGGCGGAAATGGTTTAGTTAGATATCAAACTATTCCTGTCGTTCTTGCATCAGGAAATGATTCTGGGGATCTTCGTGTTTATATTACTGCGTATAGACCACTATACACGGACTTTTATGTTTATTATAAAATTATATCTAGAGGCGACACTCTTCAAATCGAAGAATCCTCATGGCAAAAGATGACGGTGACCAGTAAGAATACTAGATATTCAAGAACTAGAGATGAACTAATTGAATTAGAATTAGCACCTGGAACAGGAGGGGTAGCACAAAACTATGTGGCATACACTAATCCTAATACAGGAATAAAATATAACGATTTCTACAAATATGCAATTAAAATCGTCATGTCATCGTATGATTCAACTTTCTGTCCATTCATAAAAGATATGAGAGTCATTGCACTACCACCAGGTTCATATTAAAATGTATAACGAAACTTTAGTTAAGGTGGACGGGTTAAATTTTGTCAGAGACATCAATACCATGCAGCTCTCTAACACCGACTACGCTGAGAGAAATGAATACTTTCTTAAAGTTAAACTATTGAAGACACAGAAACAAGAAATAAATAAACTAAATGATGAACTCTCATCGATTAAGAATGACATGCTAGATATTAAGAAACTATTAGCAGAATTAATCAAGGATAAAAATGTCTAATCAAGTAGTACCATTAGGATATGCCAATACTTTTGGTGATTGGATAGTCACCTCGAACAAAACACTTGCTGAAACTAATGACATTGGTGCGAATAACTACATCAAAGATTCTGGCACATTTACAATCAATAGTTCTGGAACAGGCCTTCTAGTTAAGAATGATGCAATCGTTCAAGGCATTTTCACCGTTGCGGGTACAGGTTCATCTGCAACTGTCCAAAACGATCTGACAGTAGGAAGACAACTTTATCTTACCAATACATCGACAAGTTTATTAGCTAACGGCACAGCGAACATTCTTGGAAATACAATAGTTGGTGCCATGATTATGGCATCTCACGGATCTGGATCAAATGGTATTTCATTTTTGGGTGGCACGACAGGTGATACTGCAACAATTAAATATTATACTACCACTGGAGATGCAAGAAAACTTCACATTCAAGTCACTAATGATCCAAGTGACGATATCTATCTTGATGCTTCTGGTACTGTTGTAATCCCTAATAGTAGAGACTCGACTTCTGTATATACTGGCGCACTAGTTGTTGCTGGTGGTATTGGCGTTGGCGGTGACATGAATGTCGGCGGTACGTTAAAGGTTAATCCTACCGCAGCGATTGAACTTGGTGGTTTTGTTAATGTTTCAAACTCAATGTTTGTTAGTAATAACGTAGAGATTGGAAAAGCATTAACCGTTGGCGGTAATACTATACTGAAAGGAACACTAACAACATACGGTCAAGCATTTTTCTCTAATACTGATCAATCAACATCTGCTGCGACTGGAGCAATTGTAACTGCCGGTGGTATCGGAGTAGCAAAGAATATTACAGTCGATGGAATCATTCAACCGAATAGTGGATCTTCATATGGTATCTCATTTAAACCTAATCCAGGTGGTGGCACTGGAGATACAGCAACAATTAAATACTACGCTGTTTCGGGCGAACAAACAGTTCTAGAACTTGCAGTGAATAATGATGCTGATGATACAATTAATCTATCATCAACAGGTCCTGTTAATGTTACAAATACTGGAGCGAATGCATTTCGAGTTGCTGGTGGCGCCAGTGTGGGTGGCAATTTTAGCGTCACTGGTACTTCTGCTTTCACAGGCGCAGCAACTTTCTCAAGCACAGTCAAAACTGGCGCTTTGACTGTAGATTCGATATCTCTATCTGATCCTGCGACCACTCCAGCAATATCAACAGCTTCTGGAGGTACTGGTCTAAAATCTTTCACTCAGTATGGTGTCATGTATGCAACATCGACTTCAGCACTAGCGACTGGAACCGCACTGGCATTTAACGGCACAAATTTGACTTGTGCTGGCAACATTACTGCATACTCAGATGCAAGACTGAAAAAGAATATTAAGATTATTGAAAATGCACTTGAAAAAGTTAAAGAATTGAATGGTTACACATTCGAGAGAACTGATATAGATGTTGGTCGACAGACTGGTGTAATTGCACAAGAAGTTATGCATGTACTTCCTGAAGCGGTATCGTTTACTGAAGACGGTAAATACACGGTTTCTTATGGAAACATGGTCGGTCTTTTAATTGAATCCATTAAAGAATTAAATTCTCAAGTAACATCTTTAAAAGAAGAAATAGAGAAATTAAAGAATCCTTCTTGACATAAATATGATATAAAGAAGAGGGGATTCGAATGAGTGCTTCCTATTATTATCTGTACATTGAGAAGGGTTCTTCCTTTACAACGAGTGTTACATTAGATGACACTTATGGTGCATCATACAATCTGATGAATTTTTCAGCGTCTAGTCAGATTAGAAAGTCTTACTATTCTGCAAACACGACTGCAACATTTACAACTGCAATCAATACAGGCACTGGATCAATAACATTAAGTTTGGATGCTAATACTACATCCAATATTGCGCCTGGGCGATATGTTTATGATCTAATCATCAATGATGATCTTGGAAATAAGAGTAGAATCCTTGAGGGTATTGCTGAAGTTTCTCCTAACGTAACTAGGTAAACAAAAATGGCAACTCAAACGATTGGTACAATTTCTGTCAGATCACAAAGACCAGAAACTGCTAGAGTCACAATTGGTACCGGCGGTGGAGGAGTATCACAATTAAAAAATCTTACCGACGTTAGCCTTACTGACGTTCAAGATGGATATGTTCTCGTTTACAAAGCCAATACGAATACATTTGTTTTTAGTCCATATGTAATAGATGATGGATACTTTTAATGGCAGCAAATAACGCATCAATTCAAGTACTAAGATCGTATGCTAATTCAGCGCCGAACAATCTTCTAGATGGTCAGTTAGCATACTCGTTTGTATCTAATACACTATACATTGGATCGAACACTGCTAATGGTAATCTTATCATTAATATTGGTGGTCAGTCAACAGTTAGTACACTGAATACTCTTTTTGATCTTGTAAATACAGTAATTATTTTTGCCAACTCTGCCTACGGTCAAGCAAATACCGGCACGGCTATAGCTAATGCTGCATATGATCAAGCAAATATTGCAACAGTAATTGCAAATGCTGCATACGATCAAGCAAATACTGCAAGGATAAGTGCTAATGCAGCATATGACCAAGCAAATACCGCAAGGATAAGTGCTAATGCTGCATATGCACACGCTAATTCTTCATACAATCAAGCGAATACTGCGACTATAAGTGCTAATGCAGCATATGCACAGGCTAATTCCGGATATAATCAAGCAAATACTGCAAGGATAAGTGCTAATGCTGCATATGCGCATGCTAATTCAGGATTTAATCAAGCTAATGCTGCCTATGGTCAAGCGAATACTGCGACTATAAGCGCTAATGCTGCATATGCACATGCTAATTCTTCATACAACCAAGCGAATGCTGCATTCGATAAAGCGAACACTGCAAACACATTAGCTAACGCTGCGTATCGCCAAGCAAATATTGCAACGATTAATGCAGATGCAGCATTTGCTTTTGCAAATAATATTGTTTCTGGTAATATTGCTTTCTCTAATGTATTAATTACAACTGGTGGATCAGTATTCTTTGGAAGCAACACGTGGGCACAAAGCAATCGTGCTGCAATCTTTATAACCAATACTGACTGGAATGCTGGTCTAGATATAAATACTTTACTACCAGGCGACTTCTATTATGATGACACAACAGATAGTATATACCTCTATACTGACTTCACTACATATAATGACTTCAAAGACTTAACAGTTAGGTTTTAATAGAAAAATATGGCAATTTTTTATTCTCCGTATCCATCGACACAACCATCTACAGGTTATGCTCAATATTCTATTGGCGATTACTATGTATCAAATGGTGCGCCAGTTGTTCTAACGAAACCTGCCGCTATTAAACTGTGGAGTAAATATACAGGAACAAACCCATCAATTCCAACTAGTGCTCCTGCGTTAATTTCTTCTGTATTAATAACAACTAAAACTTTAAATGTAGGACAATCTGTTGATTTTGATATTGGTTCTGTTTATGGTGGTGGTGCTGTTGCATCAACATACACTGGAACTGGTACATTTATTGGATTAAGTTATACGATTTCTCCTGCATTACCTGCTGGATTAACTTTAAATAAAGTATTTTCGACGATCACAGTTGGCACATCTTTATATAATAATATTGTATTGTCTATTACTGGTTCTCCATCAGTAGCATCACCATTAACATCATATAAAATAAATGTTACAGATTCAACTGGATTATCTGCCACTCTTTCATTTAGTTTAAGTACTCAATCTGCTGTATCCATTTTATCATTAACGAAATCAGTTCCAACTAAGACTGAAACTGTTGGTGTTGCGGAAGCTGGATATACTCCTGTTACGGCTACTGGTGGTTCTGGAGCATTAACATTTACTGTTGCTCCGCCATTACCAACTGGATTTAGTTTTAATGCATCAACTGGTGAAATTACAGGTACAGGTTCTGCTGCATCGGCAACAACAACTTATACTGTAACTGTTAAAGATTCAGCATCTCCTGCTCAATCTAAAACAGAAACATTTTCTTTATCTGTAGATTCGATTCCTATAGTTATTAAAACTGTTATTCCAACAAAAGTATTACAAGAAAACATCAATTCGGGTTCATTTACTCCGATCACTGCAACAGGTGGTGTAGGAACATTAACATTTACTGTTTCTCCAACTCTACCAAATGGTTTAACTTTCTCTTCTACTGGTACAATCACAGGCACTGCAAGTGTGCCTAGTACACCCACAACATATACTGTAACTGTTAAAGATTCTGGTTCAATTCCATTATCATCAACTGCAACATTCATATTGTCTGTTGATGCATTAACTGCGCTATCAACAACTCAAGTAATTCCAACAACATCGTTGACAAAAAATGTTGCAGTTGTTGCTTTCACACCCGTTACCGGATCTGGTGGATATGGAACATTAACATATGCAATTTCTCCAGCATTACCTGCAGGACTAGCATTCTCTGCAACAACCGGTGCAATTTCTGGAACTCCTACTGTATCAAGTTCTGTAACAACATATACTGTCACAGTATCAGATCAAGCAGCACAGTCAAGTAATAAAACATTCTCATTAACTGTTGCTGCTACTACACTTACTTCTACGTTAGATATTCCAACAAAGATTATCACGGCAAACGTTGCAGTTGTTGCATTTACACCAGTCGCTGCAAATGGCGGAACAGGAACAATAACATATAGTATTTCACCATCATTATATCCAGTACTAAATTTTTCAACAACAACTGGTGAAATTACAGGTACTGCTAGTTCTGTTCGTGGCAACTCGTCATTCGTTGTCACCGCAACAGATCAGACACCGACTAGTGTAAGTAAAACATTCTATCTGACTGTTAATGCACCTGTTCCTCTTGTAACCACTACTGTAATTCCTTCACAGAATGTTATAGCAGGTGACACCACGACTGCTCCATTCTCGCCAGTGTCTGCAACTGGTGGTTATGGCACACTGTCTTGGAGCACTACTCCAACATTGCCGACTGGTCTTTCGATTAATGCTGCAACTGGTGCAATCTCTGGCACTGCTGCTTCATTTGTTAATGCTAACAATTATGTTGTCACTGTTCAAGATCAAGCAAATCAGATTAGTAACAGCACATTCTCACTAACTGTCGATAGTCCTACTCTATTAGTTAAACAAGCAGTACCAACAAAGACAATAATTAAAGATGTTGCCACAGAAGAATTTGCGCCCGTTACAGCAACTGGTGGATCTGGCGTATATGAATTTACTATTTCTCGTGCATTACCATCGGGTCTTTCTTTTTCAACATCTACTGGTAAAATCACTGGAACTCCAACTGTTATTGATGGTCCTAGAACATACACAATAACAGTAAGAGACACATCAAATAAAACTGCGTTCAAAACATTTACGTTAACAATTGAGCAAGCACCTGCCATATCAACGACAACTGATATTCCAGTCAAAACAGTAATTAAATTAGTTGATACAGTTTCATATACACCAGTAACGGCATCTGGCGGTTATGGAACAATTACTTTCTCTATTACTCCAACGTTACCAACTGGATTAACATTCTCTACTACGAATGGTTTAATTTCCGGTCTTTCAACAGTTAAATCTGCTAACGCACTCTACACAGTTACCGCGGTAGATGAGATAAGTCAGAATAGTAAAAGTTCATTCTACTTTACTGCTATCAATCAACCGCTATTAGCGAATAAGACAACAACAAGTAATACTCAGTTGTATCGTTATTTGGTGATGACACCGTTCACACCAGTTGAAGCGAAAGGTGGATCTGCACCATACACATATTCTATTTCTCCAACTCTACCGCCATATGTTGAACTTAACACCAATACTGGTGTACTGTCCGGTAATGCAGTAAATATACTTTCAAATACAACATATACTATTACAATTACTGATTCGGAAAGTGCAACAAATAGTAATACATTTATTTTAGGCGTGACTGTTCCACCAGCACTATCTGCAAATACAGTTGTTCCTTCTGTTAATGCAACAACATCTCTAGCACTCACATCAGTTACTCCAGTTACTGCTAACGGTGGATATCAACCACTAACATACTCGATTGGTCCAAGTCTACCAACTGGATTAAAACTGAATGCAAACACTGGTGCGATCACAGGTCTAACAACCGATCTGAGTTCAAATACATTATATACAATTACTGCAACAGATATTTTGTTGAATAGTACATATAGTACATTCTATTTAACTGCTTCTGCTCCTAAACTATCAGCTGATGTCAAATATCCAACAAACACACTTGTTAAATATAAACAAACGAATGCTTTCACACCTGTTGCAGCTAATGGTGGTTTTGATCCTCTGACGTTTAGTATTTCTCCTGCTTTACCTAGTCTTCTCAGTTTTAATACTTCGACTGGTGAAATCACAGGAACACCAAGCAACACAACATCAAATACACTATATTCCGTTGTGATTTCTGATAGTGCAAGTCAAACTGCACAATCAAACTTCTACATGATAGTTGCAGAAACTCTGCCTGTTCCATTAGAAACAAATCTTCAAGTCTCAAACGTCGATATTTATCAGGGCGATGTAACAAGTGTTTTACCTGTCACTGGTATTGGCGGCACTGGTACATACAAATATTCTATTTCGCCATCATTACCTGCAGGTTTAGTATTTGATACTGTTACCGGTACAATTAGTGGTGTAGCTAGTGTTAATTCTGTTAATTCACCTTATGTTATTACAGTAACAGATGAAGTTCCACAATCTAAAAGTCAAACTGTTTACATTCTAGTTAACACCGCACCAGTAAGTTCAGTCGATAGAGTTGCACGACAGATTGCAAACTCAAAAGCATCTCTTGCTTTCTATAAAATTGTTGCCAATGGTAATGCAATCACTGCATCATCAAATGCAGATACTGTATACATTAATGCTAACGTTGCAAATGGTATCATAATTGTATCCAATACAACAACAAAGACAATCAATCTTTCGTTGTCTACAATCTTTGCAAATGCTGGCACATATGGAGCTAACAATCAGATTCCTATCATCACAGTTGGTTCTGATGGTAGAATATCGAATGTAGTCACGGCAAATATTGATACGACTACAGCAAATGCTGCATTCGCACAAGCTAATAGTGCCACTGCGAATGCAAACATAGCATATATTGTTGCTAATACTGCATATGCTCAAGCCAATTCCGCTACTGCGAATGCAAACATAGCATATATTGTTGCTAACTCAGCTTTCGCAAAAGCTAATGATGGTTCGACTACCGCACAGGCTGCATTCAATGCTGCCAACACTAAGTTCTCATCATCTGGCGGCACGATATCTGGAAACGTAACAATTCAAAATGATCTGAGTGTTCTAGGTAATGTCAACTTCATCGGCAATGTAACATCTATTGCCGTAACAGGTAATGCTGGACAGTTCTTTGGTTATGCTGCAAACGGATTCAACGCTTTTTATGCTGGTATTCCAGTAGGATATCTTGTAGAAGGACAAATAGTTCAGCAGTTATCTGCGAACTATGATGGTTATGCTGGACTTAATATGCAGAATATTAACTCTGGCGCTAATGCATCTTTTGATGTATTCATTACTGCTGATAACGGAACTTCGACAGAAGGTTATCTTGACTTAGGTCTTGCAAGTAGCAACTACGATTATATTGGTGATGACTTTGATCTCATCAAAAAGAATGATGGTTACCTCTTCACACACGGCAACACAACTACTCGTGGCGGCAACACAATCATTGGTTCGATTCATAATGATGTTGTTATCACTGCAAACGGCATGGGCAAGAGTTCTGAGATTGTTAGGATCACGGCCGGCGCTAATGGTAAAACAGTTATTATCACGGGTAATCTAACATCTAATTCTGTAAACACAAAAGCAATCTCAATAAACGGCGTAGATGTAGCATCACAAATCAATGCTGCGTTTGCTCAGGCAAATGTTGTGCCTACATTACAACAAGTTACTGAGCAAGGCGCTTCGACATTTATTCCTGTTCGCATCTATAACAATACGATCTCCAGTGGCATCACAACTGGTGCTCTAATTGTTGACGGCGGTATCGCATCTAAACAACGTATCTCTGCGAACACATTAGTAATTAATGGTGAAGCAAACATAGGATCAATACTCTATCTGAGTGGCGATCTTTCGATGGCAAACAACACGACGATTAGACCTGCTCGAGGTAACACTACAGATTCTCCATTAAAGTTTACACCAGGCACATTAAAAACTAACCCACTTAATGGTGACTTCGAATTTGATGGTGGTCAACTTTACATTACAGTTGATGCTAATCAAAGAAAATCACTTGCTACATCAGATAAAGTTCCATTCGGTGCATTTCTTAAACCTGTCAGAGCTGTTGTCACATCTAATACATCTGTAACTTCTGTTGCAAACAACGTATCAAATTTAGACAAATACGACGGCGTTGTTCTACAACAATATGATCGTGTTCTATTCACTGGTCAAGATAGTCCAATAGATAACGGTATCTATGTGTTCCAAGGTGAAGGTCAATACTATGTCAGATCGTCTGATATGAGTGTTAATTCTAATACCGTGGGCGGCACGATGGTTGCTGTCTCTGATGGCACATCTTATCAAGGAACTATCTGGACACTGAAGACAATTGATCCAATTCTGGTTACTAGTGATCCTTTATTGTGGGAAAGAACAGTAAGTCGTGATGTCATTTCGATCAGTAATCTCAGCAACAGTGCTGGTATATTAACTAAGACTCAAGACGGTAGCGTTGTCAAACGTACCATTACTGCAAACTCACAAGCAGGTTTATTCGTAACGAACGGAACTGGTGCTAATGGCAATCCACAAATTGATATTTCTGTTATTCCAATTAGTCATGGTGGTACTGGAGTAACGAATACTAACGATCTTCTTGATGCACTCGGTGTTGCAGGTTCTGGTGTCAATACTAATATTACAGAATTGGATGGACTAACAGCAGGCATAAGAGTTGCATATGGCGGCACTGGATCTTACGATGGAAGAAAATCTGATGGTAAATCCAATTCTACTGCTGCATACTTTGGCCGATTAGGCGCTAAGAAGAATCTTCTACTTAAACCAAATCAATATGGTGTAACAGAATCTGGAACATACACAGATCAACTATCTTGGCCATCACAGAACAGTGCTACAGTCTACACTCAAGGATTTGGCACAGATTATGTTCTAACTCTAAAGATGCCAGATGCTCCAGTGGGATCAACATATGCTGGTACTGGTGATTTCATAGACTTTAAATCGCCTTATCCTTCAATGGTTGGAAAGAACGGTCAGAAGTTAACTGTAGTAGAAACATATAATGCAGATTTAAATTATTGGACTCGTCAGGCACAGTGGAAAGCAGTGATTGACGTAGGTTTCGACTATGCCAATAACAGATATGACACTGCCAACGTAGGCATGGGTCTGATGATGGATGCGTATGGTCAGATTCAGTGGAACACTATGGCAGGTATGGGTACCGTCATCGGTGTTCGCGGTGAAGCGAACGATTCTGACATTACCGTAATCAATTACAACACTGCTGGCAACTCAATCGGATACATCACAAGCAATGGAAGAATTAACATTGCTCTGAATACGATTACACATTCGAAGTTGCCGGTTGTTCAGATGACAAAAGGTGGTACTGGTAATCCAAGTATGGGTTCTGGTTATCTATCCAGTAATGGTACGATTGTAATAGCAACTCCTACGATTCCAGGTAATGTGATCGCTGGTAATCTGTTGCTTCAGTACATGAATGTTCAACATGGCGGCACTGGCGCTAACAACAGAGTTGGTGCTATGATCAATCTGTTGCCTTCGTATGTTGGCAATAATGGTAAAGCACTTCTAATCAATGCTGCCGCATCTGATGTTGAGTGGGTATCCGTTTCTGGTGTCGGTACAGTAACATCTGTTGGTATTAATGTACCGAATGATAATTCAATAATTATTGGCAACTCACCAATTACTGCTGCTGGTAATATCACGATGAAATTGGGCGAAGTACCAGTTGCGAACGGCGGCACTGGTAATGGTGCAATGACAATGGGTTATGTGTATGTGAACGGCAATACTGCTGGTTCACGCATGACTTCAAACATCTATATTCCTGGCACAGCAATCTCTGGTAACATTTCTGGTGCTTCTAGTGGATTAATTCCTGGCGCAATTCTTCCATTAAGAAATGGTGGAACTGGTGGTGGCGGATCACTTGATGATGACATCAGTAGAAGAAATGCAAAAGCAAGTTTCCTAAAACTAAGTACTGAAAATCCTAGTCATAGACAGGTTCTAACGTATTGGAATCCACCAGCATCTGGAACATTAGATAAGATTACATGGCAGTCATTATATTCGACACCGAATACTGATTCTTCTAATGCTGTATTTGCTAACACTCGTGGTTCTTATTTCACCAGCGCTGGCGGTACATCGAACACATATCTATTATCACCATTCTTACGATATAAACCTGCTGATCCGTATCAACCAACCGGAGACATTTCTCTTGAATGGGAATATCCATATCCTTCACCGAATGGCACCTCGAACACAGTTCTAACTCATATCGGTAATAATGAACTTGCATGGACTGGAACTTCTCAAGGTATCGTTCGTGATGTAGTCAGCACAAGTTTCTTGGTTACAACTGCGAATGTTGGACAAACTGTTTACATTAACACTCCTGTAAATGGACTTGCAATTGCAAACGGTGGTACTGGTGCTACGACTAGAGCAAATGCAGTCAATAATCTGTTACCCGTTCAGACTAATGAAAAGAATGGTTGGGTTCTCTTTACGGATGGCGCAAATGCATATTGGCAATCAGTCCCTGGAACTGGCACTGTAACATCTGTAGGACTAGCGTTTGATCCAGGTGAACCATTCTCGGTGTCTGGATCACCAATCACTGCTGCTGGTACTTTTAATCTTGCACTGAGTACAGTTCCTATCTCTAAAGGTGGTACTGGTTCTACGACAATTGGTGGTGCAAGAACTAATCTAGGTGCTGCAAAGTCTGGTGTTAACTCTGACATTACTCGTCTAACCGGACTTGTTACACCTTTAGCTGTGTCTCAAGGCGGTACTGGTACTAACACACTAACTGGATATATCAAAGGTAATGGCACTGGAGCATTCACTGCTGTAGCATCGATTCCTGCTGAAGACTTAGGCATCGGCACACTTGGTATGCAAAACGCTGATGCAGTCAATATCATCGGTGGATCGATCGGTAACGTAGCACTCAGGCATGTTACTATTGGTAACAATTCACTTGGCATGTCTACAATTAGTTATTCGATCATTAAAGATTCTGTTCTGACAAGTAACGTTAAAGTAACACTAGACTCAGCAACGATTACTGGTAACACAGTTCTATCTGGCAACGTAGTAATTCAAAGTGATCTAACTGTATCTGGTGACATTACTACTACATCGAATCTACATGCAAATTATGTACAATCCGATAATGATGTAACAGCGAATGGCAATCTGATATCACTAGGTAATAGTAGAGTAGCAGGAACAGCAAACGTTGGATCACTAACAGCAAACAACGGTGTTTATTTAAATCCAATCTCTTGGATGTCATCAAACACATATACGACTTCCTCACTGTCACAAACTACTGTTGATAGATTCTATGCACTTCAATTTAGAAGCGCTAAGTATTTTATTCAAATGACTTCTGGAACAAAGTATCAGGCTACAGAATTGACGTTAGTGCATGATGATGTGAATGCATATATATCACAATTCGGTACTGTTAAAAATAATGTTATATTAGGCACTTTTGATGCTTCTGTTGTTGCGGGTGAGCTTATTCTTAAATTCACACCAACGTTTTCCAGTACCGTAGTGAAATTACATCGAACAACAATCCGCAAATAAATATTATAAAACTAAAGGGAAGAATAGACCTTGGCTATAATTCAAGCGTTTAATATAGATAGTGGCATTGCGGTAGGTGATGTTGATATCATTAATACTCAGGGTGAATTCACTGGGTATTTTTATGCAGCAAACACATACAACGTCACAAGCAATGGCACATCATCATTCCTATTTAATGGTGCTGATAACCCAACACTATCACTGGTTCGAGGTTTCACTTATAGATTTGCAGTAACATCGACTGGTGATCCTCTATGGATCAAGACAGATCAATCTGCTGGCAGTGCAAATGCATACGCAAATGTAATCAATAACGGTACTGATGCAGGGACGATAACGTTCCCAGTTCCATTTAATGCACCAGATACATTATATTATAAGTCACAGAATCATTCTTCGATGGCGGGCACAATCTATGTGAAAGATGTTGGTGCCGCAGGTCCTGTTCTACAAGTTACCGGTACAGATGCGTCTATTTCTAATTCAACTGGTGCATTGACCGTCGTTGGCGGTACAGGTATTGGTGGCAATCTAAACGTTGGTGGTGCTAATTCAGTATTCTCAGGTAACGTAACTGTCGGTAGAGTTTTAACTGCTAACATTCTAACAGCAAACACATTAGTAGTTTCTGGTAATATTACTGGTAATACTTTAACTGTATTCTCGTTAAACGTTACATCTGGTGTTCAATCTACAAATGGTATTACTGTACAAGGTAACACGTCCACGTTTACAGGTAATGTTGTAATTGGTAACAGCAATACAACGATCAATACTACAGGTATACTAACAACAACAATAAGAGCAAATGCGATATTTGCTAACTATTACTTTGATGCAAACGGTAACGTATTCACATCTTCTGGTAATACTGGTGGTGGTGGTGGCACAGTTGGTGGTGCATCTAATGCATTCACGCAGATTGCGGTAGCAGGACAATCATCTTTAATTGCCAATAGTAATAGTTCAGTTCTGACATTTTCTTCTGGGACTGGTATTACATTATCAACAAATGGTATATCTAATACGATTACTATTGCTACAACATATGGCAATACAGTACCATTTCTAAGTCAATCTTTTACAGCCAATGGTGCACAGACTTCTTTTGTTCTGAGTCAGACTGTTTCTGCCACTGACATTTTAGTTACTGTTGAAAATATTACACAGATTCCAAACGTTGACTATACAATGTCTGGTGCCGTATTGACGTTTGATGGTCCACCAGATGCTGGCGCAGTTATTGCAGTGAGAACGTTCGGCACAGCATCACCACTGTCAAATACAATTCCAATTCTAACTCAGACATTTACTGCGAATGGATCACAGACAACATTTCCATTAAATGGATATGTATTATCAACTGATTTATTAGTTCTTGTTGATACAGTGCCACAACAACCATTGACTAACTATTATGTTAATGGACTGAATCTAACATTCACTGATCCACCCGCAGCAAATGCAATTATCGACATTCGTACATTCGGTAACTCTTATGCTGGCAACGGATACACTTCTCTTACGGGCAACATATACACGGATAAAGTATATGCATCTTCATTCTATGCGGGTAAATACTATTACTATGATGGTACTCCATTTGCAACAAACACGGCAATCGCTGTAATCAATCAATCGTTTGTTGCAAATGGCGCTCAAACAACATTCACTCTAACCAGTAATACAACTGCAACTGATATATTAGTTTCTGTTGATGGACTAATTAAACCGATAGGTAGTTATACCGTTAACAATGGAAAAGTGTTAACATTTGGTACAACAGTTCCTGTTAATTCACTTATCGAAGTACGAACATTTAATGGAACATCTCCATTAGTACAGAATGCGATAACATCATTTGCAGTATCAGGGCAAACATCTATTATGATAGATGCGCCAACACCAGTTACACTTGTTGCTGGCACTGGTATGACTCTGACAACGAACAACACAACAAAGACCATCACATTCTCATCGTCTGGTGGTGGCGGCAGTGTAGGGACAATCGGTAACACATTCTCTAATTTTGTAGTATCTGGACAATCTCCTGTCGTAGCAAACAGTAACAATTCCACATTGACTTTTGTTGCTGGATCAGGAATGACGATCACGACAAATCCGTCAACAAATACAATTACATTCGTATCATCTGGTGGCACTGGCGGAAGTCCTACATCCGGTTCTTTGTCTGGCACAAACGACACATTCACTGCTAGTGGTGTTCAAACTGCATTCACAATAACTTCGGCAAATATATCGGCTAATGATATGATTGTCACGGTTGATTCTGTAATTCAAACTCCAGGCACAAACTATACGGTTTCAGGTAATACTGTAACATTTACAGAAGCACCTCTTTCTGGTGCAGCAATCGAAGTTAGAACATTCACTACTGGTAGCACATATGTTGGTGATAATCTAAGTTATGTTTCAGCGAATACTGCATACCTATCAAATATTATTTCTTCTACATTTACATCTGCAATTCCTGTTACCACTAGTGCGACAACAATAGATCAGTTTGAAACTTCTAAGTATAGAACAAGTAAATATATACTATCTGCAACAAATGGTAGCGAACATCAAGCATCAGAAGCAATGATTGTACATAACGGTACTACTGCATACATAGTTACATATGCGACAGTCTACACTGGTGCATCTAAGTTGGTGAACTTCACATCTAGTATTTCTTCTGGTAATGTTCTACTGCAAGGCACTAGTTTATCTGGCACTAGTAATGTCAAAGTGCAAAAAACTTATATTGGAATATAGTAATGCCATTTAAAAGACTTAATATCACTAGTCAATTAGTATCGACAAATACAAGAGTAAGTACAAGCAATGTAACTGGTGCTTTGTTATTATCTGGCGGTGCTGGTATTAGAGGTAATGTGTATGCGGACAATATTGTATTGTCTGGAAATACTAGCACGATTAATGATGGTGGTGCAAATAATTTTACGATTGGATATAAAGCAATACCTCCAAGTTCAACATCATCCGGTAATCTAGCATTAACAGATGCAGGCAAACATGTTTATGTGAGCGCTGGCGTTACTGTACCACCAAACTCTACTGCTGCATTTGATATAGGAACAGTCATCACAATCGTAAACTCAAGTGCATCTTCTATAACAGTCACTCAAGGATCTGGCGTGACTCTTAGACTATCCGGTTCAGCATCTACAGGAAACAGAACTCTTGCTGCATATGGACTTTGTAGTTGCATTAAAGTTGCAACAGATACTTGGTATATCTCTGGAAGTGGAATGACATAATGAGTGGCGTATTAGGCATAATGATGATGAATCAAACTGTAGCGCAAGTAAGTGCGACAGGTGGTCAAACAATTTACGACGGCACAGGCACGTTGGCAGGTTATAGATTTCATGTATTCACTGCGAATGGAAATTTTACAGTCACTAGTAATCTTGGAAATAAAACATTTGATGCAGTATTAGTTGGCGGTGGTGGTGCAGCCGGGAGTTTTACTGCTCAACTTCCAGGTGGAGGTGGTGGAGGTGGTGGTGCTGTTGTAGATGTGACTGGAGCAATAGTAATCACAAACACACCATATGCAGTAGTGGTAGGTAGTGCAGGAACAACTGGACCAGGAGGTCCTATTCCACAACCAATTATTCTTTATCCGGGCGGCGCCTCGACGTGGAATGGATTTACTGCTGCCGGAGGAATACGAGCAAATGGTCCTTCACTCGGCGGTGCCAGTGGTAACGGCAATCCTGGAAGCACAACGCCATCGTCAATTGGTGGAGGTGGAGGTGGTGCTGGTGGACCAGGACTTACTGGAACACCAGGAAATCCTGTAGGAAACATTCCAGCGCCAGGAGAGCCACAAGTTCCTTTCTGGTTAAATGGTGGTGGTGGACCTGGATACACATCAACAATAGATGGAAAACCATACGGTGGAGGCGGTGGAGGTGGTCCTAATTTTGGTCCAGCGCCTGTTTATAATGCTAATCCTAATTTTGCTAACGCTTATACTCCTACTGCAACCACATTTAACCCTGTATCATACAGTGTAATATATGGAAGTGAATTTGTTCCAGGAGGTGGTGGTCTTGCTAGATCGCCTGGAGTAAACGGAAAAGGCGGCGGCGCTGGTGGACAGATGGGTGGACCGCCGGGATATAATAATCAAATCTACCCTGGTGGTTCTGGTACGGTAGTCATTAGATATCCATATATAACAGCGCCTGGTGAACCTACAAACGTAACTGCTGTTGTTGGAAATGGACAATCGACGGTATCGTTTACTGCACCAGTTGCTGATGGAGGCAGCGCAATCATAGATTATACCGTGACATCATCTCCAGGAAATATAACTGCAACTGGATCTGGATCACCTATAACAATTACAGGTCTAACTAACGGTACAACATATAAGTTTACAGTCAAAGCAAGAAACAGTGTTGGTTCTAGTTTAGCAAGTGCTGACAGTAATGCAGTAATTCCTGATGCGTCTCCTGTTCAAAATCTTGTTATTGCAACAGGTGGTCAAACGATTTATGACGGAACAGGTGCATACTCTGGTTACAGATTCCATGTGTTCACTGCAAATGGAACATTTAATATTGCTAGCAATCTTCAAAATAAAACATTTGATGTTATAATAGTTGGTGGTGGAGGTGGTAGTGGCGCTCCGGGTGCTATCAGCGGTGGTCGTGGTGGAGGTGGTGGAGGTGCTGTCTTAGAGGTTCCAACATTAACTTTATCATCGAACACTGATTATGCAGTAGTAGTCGGCGCAGGAGCAGCCGATGAACCAGGAGTTCCTCAACCAGCAATGAGGCCGGCTGGTCATAAATCTATTTTCTATGGATACAATGCTGCTGGAGGATCACGAAACGCACCAGCTGCTGGTGGTACAAGCGGAAACGGAAATGTTGGCGGAGTTGGTAGTCCGAGTCCTCTTGGAAATTCTGTCGCCGGTGGTGGAGGTGGAGCGGGTGCTGCTGGAAATAATGGAAGAGCTTGGACAAATCCACCAAGTCCAACAGCGCCTCCGGGCTTGCCTATAGGTCCAGTATATGTTTCGGCTTTTGCCGGAGCAAATTATCCTACACCATATGAAACATATTGGAGAACAGGAAGTTGGGCTGGAGGAGGTGGATCTGGTTACACATCAAGTATAGATGGCAAATCGTATGGTGCTGGTGGTGCTGGAGGAGCAATTAAGGATGGAGCTGGAGCTGTTCCTTCTGCAGCTTGGAACGGCAAGTATACACCTGAAACTGATCCAACAGGTACTTCTTTCATTCCTGGCGGCGGTGGTGCTTTCATGACTCCTGGAGTAACTGGAACAGGCGGTGGTTCTGGAGGCACGTCAGGCGGTCCGCCGCAATACAGTGCTGATAACTTCTTAAATGGCGGTTCAGGCACCGTAGTAATTCGTTATCCTTATCCATAAAAAATAATGGTCAATAAAGCAAGAGCGTCAGCGTTTGGTGCAGGATCAGTATCAGTATCCAAATTCTCACCAACTGTACCTATAGATACTCCTAAAGTATCTTCTATTGCATATGTTGGTGATGACACGGCAACGAATACTGCTGGTGGTGATACAATCACCGTTAATGGATCATCTTTTAAATCTGGTTGTTTTGTCTATGTTGACCGATCACAAGCAAGTGTCGTATCTTTTATATCATCAACACAAATAACATTCGTTGCACCCGCAAAGAGTGCAGGAACTTATACACTATATGTCTACAATCCAGATGGTGGTACTGCAATTTATCTTCCAGGTATTAGTTATTCTGGTACTCCCACTTGGATAAATGCTGCCGGTTCGATAGGTACTGCATATGAAACGGTAGAATTATCTTCTAATGTTTCTGTTCTTTCTGCGACAAGTAATTCAACTGTTAAGTATAGACTGTACAGTGGATCATTACCAACTAATGCATCATTGAACACTAATACTGGTGTTATCAGTGGTGTCACCAACTCAGTTGCAGGAATAACGACATATACGTTTGTAATAGAAGCATACGACTTAGAGAATCAAGGTACACTTAGAACATTTTCTATCACACTTAATCCAGATATTGTCATATGGAATTCTCCATCAAATGAAGCTTCATATTCTACAAATATTAGTGTGCCCTTTTCTCTGTCACTGTCTGCATCTTCTATAACAGGCGATAGAAATATAACGTACACATCGAGCACATTACCAGCAGGATTAAGTATAACTGGGAATACTATATCCGGTAATGCATCGGTGTTAGGAAATACGACAAGTTATATTACTGCAACATCGGCAACAACTTCTAAATCTTCAGTCAGAACTTTATTATTCAGCGTTGTTCCAAATATAATCTCATCGGTTGAATACTTGGTTGTTGCTGGTGGTGCTGGTGGTGGTGACGGTAGTTTTTATTATACTGCTGGTGGCGGAGGTGCTGGAGGATTATTAGCCGGCACATTACCTGTTTCTGAAGGCACTACATACGCAATTACAATTGGTGGCGGAGGGCCTCGAGCCACTAATGGATCCAACTCTACATTCTCTTCAATAACAACAATTGGAGGTGGAGCAGGAGTAAATGCATTTGGCGGAAGTGCTGGGGGATCTGGTGGAGGCGGAGGATGCTGGTTCCAAGACAGTTATGCTAGTGGTCCCGGCGGCGCAGGTACTGTGGGTCCACCAAGACAAGGGTATAGTGGTGGAGCATCTGGCACACTAGGTGAAGGTCGAACAGCAGGTGGTGGTGGAGGAGCTGGCGGACCAGGCGGAACAGGGACAACACGAACGGTACCTGCCAACGGAGGAATAGGTGCCCAATCTAGTATCACTGGTGTATCAACATATTATGCTGGCGGTGGAGCTGCGGGAGCAGGTGGATACGATACTGTACCATTTAGTCCGTTACCCTATCCAACCGGCGGCGCTGGTGGTGGTGGTAATGGTGGACCTACTAACATAGACGGTACAACAAACACCGGTGGTGGCGGATCAGGAGGAACTGGTGACCAATACTATGCTCGCAATGGTGGTGTTGGAGGTTCTGGTATAGTTATACTTGCTTTTAATGCCTTTTATAATTCATTAACAATTTCTGCTGGATTAACATACATATTAGACACATCTAGTAGACCCGGATACAAAGTGTACAAGTTCACGGCAGGTACTGGTACTGTTTCTTGGTAAAGTATAAATATTAGCAAAAAGGCGACTAGTCACTATGGTAAGTAAGATTAAAGAAAAGTCGATTGCTAATAATGCAATCACAACATCAAAATTATCAGCAGAAGTTGTAGCCGTTACCGGCATAAAAGTATCTTCTATTGTATATCTGAATGATGACACTGCTGCTAACACTTTAGGTGGTGATGTAATTACAGTCAATGGTTCTGGATTCTCTCCAACCACTACCGTATATGTTGACAGAACTCAAGCGGGTGTTGTTACTTATCTTTCAAACAATCAGATAACTTTCAGTTCACCTGCAAAGACTGCTGGTTCTTATATTCTTTATCTCTACAATGCTGATGGTGGATCTGCTGCATATATTCCTGGCATCAATTACTCTGGTGTTCCTGCATGGTCAACTGCATCAGGTTCTATTGGCACAACATATGAATTCACAAGTTTTACGGGTAACGTTTCCACACTTTCTGCAACATCAGATTCTACAGTTTACTATCTTTTAAATTCAGGTACATTACCACCAGGCTCAACTCTGAATGCAAACACTGGTGTTATCTCAGGTAACACTAGTGTCATTAATTCACAGACAACATATAATTTTACTATTGAAGCAAAAGATCAAGAGAATCAGGGAACACTTAGAAACTTCTCTATCACTATTAATCCAGATGTTGTCACTTGGAATTCACCTGCAAATGGTGCAACGATTAATGTTAGTGTTGGTACAGCAGCATCTCAATCATTAAATGCTTCAAGTGCTGGTGGTCAATCTATAACATATACAGCAAATACACTACCAACTGGACTCAGCATAAGTGGCAATACTGTTACGGGTACACCAACAGTAGTTCAATCAATAACTAGTTTAATAACTGCAACTGCTGCGTTAACAAATAGAACTGCAACAAGAATATTAAATTGGATTGTTGCGCTTGCAAATGATTTAAATTTTCCATATGTTTCAACACTATTGAAAACTAGTGCATCATCTACTCGCAGTACGACAGTAGTTGACTCAAGTACTAATGCTTTTACAGTAACACGAAACGGAGCACCTAGCACTGGTTGGACTTCTCCATATCAAACTGATGGATATTGGGGTAATTATTTTAATGGCAGTACAGATTATTTAACGACTCCGGCAAATGCTGCTTTTGCTTTTGGTACTGGTGATTTTACAGTTGAATCGTGGGTTTACACTACTGCTAGAATTGGTTCTGGTAATTATGGTTCCCAAATTGCAGGATGTAACATTTTTGGCACAAGTGCAGATTGGATTTTTAATATAAGTCCTACTGGAAATTTGTTTTTTCAAATAGGTTCTTCTCCTACTGGCGCAATACTTTCATCTTCTACAGTTCCGTTGAATACATGGACTCATATTGCAGCGGTTCGTTCTAGTGGTGTGGTCACTCTTTATATAAACGGGACAAATGCAGGAGGTTCTGGTTCTTATACATCATCAGTGACTAACGCTTCTACGCCTTTTAGTATCGGCGGCGCTTCTAATGGTTCTGCAAACAGTTTGTTGCAAGGTTACATATCTAATCTTCGTATCGTAAAAGGTACAGCAGTGTACACAGGCGCATTCACGCCCAGCACGACTCCACTCACGGCGATTACCAACACTTCTTTACTCACCTGCCAAAGCAACAGGTTCAAAGACAACAGTACCAACTCTCTTACATTTACATCAAATGGTACACCACAGGTAACGCCTTACTACTATCCCAGCACGTTTACTGCGCCCGCTGCTAGTCCTGGTGCTGGGTATTTTAATGGAACATCAGATTATTTGACTGGTGCAGCGAATGCGGCCCTAGCAGTTGGCACTGGGCAATTCACAATCGAAATGTGGATTTATTTTAATAGCCTAGCGTCAGCTCCAAATGAAATATTTACAACTAGCACTGATGTGACTAGCGGGAAGTTAGTTATATATTATGCGTCAAACAGTTTGCAAGTTGTTGCATCTGGTGGCGCCGGAGGGACGTCCGCAAGTTTTACTCCAACAACGGGGCAGTGGTATCACATTGCTGCATCAAGGGATGCTTCAAACAACCAAAGACTATTTGTAAATGGGGCCTTGTTAGCGACTGCAACTTCAACAAATAATTATTTACAAAACGGATTTGCTCTTGGGCGCAGTGGAGGTGGGGCTGGGGCCAACTACACAAATGGATATATATCAAACTTACGTTTGGTTGTTGGCACAGCCGTCTATACCGCTGCTTTTACACCTCCAACATCACCAGTAACAGCAATCTCTGGCACTCAACTCCTGCTCAACCTCGCAGACAGCAACTATACTAGCGCGACGAACGGGGTCCAGAACAACACGTTCATTGACAGCAGCAACTACGCCTTCCCGATCACTAGGAACGGAACCGCCACGCAGGGTTCTGTCACTCCGTATTGGCCTAATGGGTATTGGAGTAATTACTTTGATGGGTCAAGTTATATAACCGCGCCCAACAATGTTGCTTTTGCTTTTGGTACTGGAAATTTTACAATTGAAGCATGGGTTTATGTAACTAATTTTTCTTCA